CCGACCAGTCTCCCCCCCGGGCTCCAGAAAAAACGAGCGAACCTCAACGATGGTTTAGGTTCGAGTCGGAAGGAGGCCAGTCATGACGGACCCGAACGACTTCGCCGAGGCGGAGGAGCTGCTGCCCGGTCTGGAGCCCCCGGCGCGTGGTGACTCGGCCATGGTCATCGCCGCGCGGCGGACCCTCGCGTCGCTGCACGCGATCGGCAAGGTCGACGAGACCCACGCGGTGCTCTGTCAGCAAATGCTCGAGCTCGCCGACGTCGTCGACCGCGGCCGACGCCAGGGCAAGGCGTCGGCGGTCGCCATGGCGGCCGCGCAGATCATCGCGACCTACCAACTGATGGTGCCGGAGACGAAGGGAGGTGACGGGGATGCTGATGAGTGGAACGGACTGGTGGCCGAGATCCGACGGAGCGCCGCCACTCCACGCGACTCGGCGTGATCCGCGACGCCACTCCGAGGGTCTGGCGGTCGGGGCAGTCGCGCGAGCGCTCGGCACTCCGCTTCTGCCGTGGCAGTTCTACACCGCCGACGTCGCGGGCGAGATGCGCGAGGACGGGTCCTACGAGTATCAGGTCGTCATCGTCTCGGTCCCGCGTCAGTCCGGAAAGACGGCGCTGCTGCGCGCCCTCGGCGTGTACCGCGCCATGCTCGGCCGGTCGGTGTTCTACACCGCGCAGACCGGCAAGGATGCCCGCGCCCGGTGGATGGATCTCGTCAAGGCGCTCCGGCTCGCCCCGGCCTTCAAGGGCAAGATGAAGTCGGAGGAGATCAAGGTCGCGCTGCGCGGCGGGTCCGAGCACATCGAGTTCCCCAGCACCGGCGTCTTTCAGGCGTTCGCCCCGACCGTCGAGTCGCTACACGGCTACACCCCGCCCACCGTGATGATCGACGAGGCGTTCGCCCAGACCCAGGCGAACGGCGAACTCCTCGTCGGCGCCATCGAACCTGCACAGCGGACCATCGTCGACAAGCAGCTCTGGCTCGTCTCGACGATGGGCACCGCCGAGTCCACGTTCTTCCACGACTGGATCGCACGCGCGGCCGGTGGCATGGACCGCGTCGCCCTCTTCCTGTGGGGAGCATCCGAGGAACAGAACCCGTACGACCTCGACGACATCGCCGCCTATCACCCGGCCGTGGGCTTCGAGTTCCGCGAGGTCGGCCACGACAAGGGCCTCGTCACCACCGCCGAATCCATCCTCGCCGCCGCCGAGAAGATGTCACCCGCCGAGTACGTCCGCGCCTACGGCAACCGGGCCACCTCGACGCGCGCAACCCTCATCCCGGCCGAGGACTGGACCGCCCTCGGCATCGCCGCTCGTGGCCACGGTCCTGGCACGCTCGGCCATATGCTCACCGGCGGTTTGCGGCCGCCGGCCGATCCGCGCGACGTCACCCTCGCCTACGACGTCGACGAGCACAGCGCCTCCGCTGCGATCGTCGCCGTGTGGGACGACCAGGTCACCGGCCTCCCGGCCGTCAAGGTCGTCCAGGCCGCGCCCGGCGTCGCGTGGCTCGCCGATGCCGTCGAGGCGCTCGACCTCGACATGCGCCCCGCGCGCGTCGTCGCGATCGGGAACGGCCCGGTCCTCGACGTCACCGTCGACCTGCGCGGCCGCGGCGTCGACGTCGACGAGATGAGCGAGCGCGACTACGCCGCCGCGAGTTCCGGCCTCCTCGTCGCCGTCCGCGACAAGCAGCTCGTGCACGACGACGGCCCTGAACTCGCCGCCGCGATCGGCGGACTGGTCACCCGCTCCTCGGTCGTCGACGGCGTCGCGTTCTCCCGCCGTCACTCCGTCGGCACCGTCTCGCCCGCGATCGCCGCCGCGGCCGGACTGCACCGTCACCGCCACGCCCCGACCTCGGCAGGAGTCGACGCCCTCGTCCGCTTCGGCTGACCCGGATATGCAAGGTCGAACGAATGTTCGACCATCCTCCCCATGGGCCTCCTCGACTACCTGTTCCCCTCGCGGGCATACGACCTCGCGGTCCAGGCGGCGTACGGGTCCGGCTCGTTCGGGCCGATGGACCCGTCGACGTTCCCGATCTCCACCCCGTGGGGCGCGTCCGCGCTGGAGAAGATCGTCTTCGACGACATCTTCGGCACCGACCGCCCGGAGAACACGCGGGCCGCCGCCATGCGAATCCCGACCGTCAAGCGAGCTCGCAACCTCGTCGTGTCCTCGATCGCCCGCAACCCGCTGGTCCGCAAGCGCCGCACCGAGATCGTCGACCCCGCGCCGTGGATGACCAACGCGGGCAACACGAGCCCGCAGCTCCGGCACGCGTGGACCGTCGACGACCTGATCTTCTACGGCTGGTCGTGCTGGTGGCGCACCAACGGCGCGGACAAGTTCCCGCTCGCGATGGGCCGCGTGCCGTTCGGTGAGTGGTCGATCAACCAGGACAACCAAGTCGAGATCAACGGCGTACCCCAGCGTGACGACCAGATCATCCTGATCCCCGGCCTCGACGAGGGAATCCTCGCCCACGGCCGCGACGTGCTGGAGGACGCCCGCACCCTCTACGCCAACGTCCGCAAGCGCCTCGCCGCCCCGACGCCCGGCCTCAACCTCCAGCAGGAGGGCGGCCGCGAACTCAACAACACCGAGATCGACGCGCTCATCGCCCGGTGGGCCGCCGCCCGGCGCGGCGACAACGCAGGCGTGTCCTTCACGAACAAGGACATCAAGCCCGTCGCCATGGGCGGCGACGACGGCAACCTCATGATCGAGTCCCGCAACGCGGCCGCCGTGGACCTGGCCCGCCTCGTCGGTGTCTCGGCCGGGATGGTCGACGCCACGACCCCCAAGTCCTCGCTCAACTACGAGACCAAGCAGGGCCGCAACGAGGAGTTCTCCGACCGCGACCTCAACGGCTACGCGGACCCCATCGTGTGGCGGCTCTCCCTCGACGACGTCACCCCGCACGGCCAGTACGTCGCGTGGGACCTCTCCTCGTTCACCGACCCGGACGCCCCGGCGACCGGCCCCGCACTGGAGGACTGACCATGCGCGTCCGACTCACCGCTGGCATCGCCGCCGACCTCGCCCGCCGCACCCTCGTCGGCACCGTCTATCGCTACGGCGAGACCGGCCACACGTCAGCCGGTCCGCTCGGCGTTAGCCCCACCATGCCGGTCCCGCCCATCGGTCTCCCGATCACGCTGGAGCACGACCGCGAGGTCGTCCGTGCCCACGTCGCGATGGTCGACAACAACGGCGAGCGACTGCGCATCGCGGTCCGCGTCGTCGACGGCGAACTCGGCGACGCCGCCCTCGCCGAGGCTGCCGACCGCACCCGCGCCGCATTCTCCCTCGACCTCGAGGACGCCGAGATCGTCGACGGGCTCATTGTCTCCGGTCGCTGGGAGGCGATCGGTCAGGTCGCTGACCCGGCCTTCAACAGCGCGCGCATCGACCGGATCGCCGCAGCCACCACCACCCAGGAAGGAACGCCCATGCTCACTGACGAGCAGCGCGCTCGGCTCGACGAGCTGATCGCCAAGGACTCTCTCACCCCCGAGGAGGCCAACGAGCTGAACGGCCTCCTCGCGATCCTCCAGACCGCCGTGTCGGTCCAGCAGGACGCACCGGCCGCCGCCGAGGGTGCTGCCGCCCCGGCTGCCCCTGCCGCCGCGCAGGCCGCCGCCGCTTCGCCGGCCAACGGCACGGGGACCCCGGTCGCCGCGTCGATGCCCGCCGTGCCGTCCGGTGGGCCGCACCCGTCCGGCGCGGCCCCGGCTCGCACCCAGCCGGTCAAGGGGCAGGCGTTCGCGCAGTTCGTCGGGGACCTGACCGCCGCCATGCAGACCAAGGATCCGTCCAAGGTCGGCACCGTCGTCACCGCCGCGCTGCAGGACATCACCCACAGCGCGCACACCTCGAACATCGAGCAGCCCGCGTGGTCGGGCGAGCTGTGGTCCGGTCTGCTGTACGAGCCGGTGTGGCTCGACCTGTTCTCCGAGGGGGTGCTGACCAACTACTCCGGCATCGGGTGGCGGTTCACCTCCAAGCTGGAGATCCAGGACTACGCGGGCAACAAGACCGAGATCCCCTCGGACAACGTGACGACCGAGACCAGCACTTACACGGCCGCCCGCATGGCCGTCGGTGTCGACGTCGACCGGAAGTTCTACGACTTCCCGAACGAGGGCTTCGTCGAGGCGCTGTGGCAGCAGGTCCGCGAGTCGTGGACGATCAAGCTCGACGGCAAGGTCCGCGCCTACGGCCTCGCGAACGCGACCCAGGCGCTCCAGTCCGACGGCGTCACCCCGGTCGCCGCGCAGCCCACGCTCCTCAAGGCCGCCGCGGTCGCCGCTCGCGCCCTCAAGCGCCGCCGCGTCGGCCGGGCCACCGGCATCGTCGTGAACGAGGAGGACTACTTCACCCTCCTCGACATCGCGGAGAAGGAGCTGCCGATCTTCCTCGACCTGTTCGGCATCGACCCGCGGAACTTCCGGCCCGACGAGCAGGTCCCGGCCGGGACCGTGGTCGCCCTCGCCAAGCAGGCCGCCACTGTGCGCACCCTGCCCGGCTCGCCGGTCCGCGTGTCCGCCCAGCACCTCGCCAACGGCGGCATCGACGACGCGTTCTTCGGCTACTGGGCCGTCGAGGAGCACCACACGGGCGGCATCGCCAAGGCCACGTTCACCCCGGCCTGATCCGGCCCCCTGAGACCCGGTGCGGGGCTGGACAGGTCCCCGGCCCCGCACCGCGATCCACCGTCAAACACTCGTTGACAGGAGAAACCCAGTGACCGAGCAGTCCACCAACCCGCCCGCCGAGGGCACCCCGCCGCCGTCCGAGGCCCCCAAGGCCGCGCCCAAGGCCGACAAGTCGGAGGGCAAGCGGTACGCCGCCTATGACAAGACCTACCTCCGGTTCGTCGGCGACGTCGTCGACAGCCGCAAGGACGCCGCCGCCCAGGCCAAGGAGCACGGCGTCAAGGACTACGAGATTCGCGAGGTCTGAGCGATGCCGCTGCCGACCGGGGACCCCACCACCCGCGACAAGGTCAAGGCGTGGGCGAGCATCGAGGACGCCGTCGACGACACCGTCCTCGACGACATCGTCAAGGCCGTCAACGCCCTCGTGCGCGGGCTCCCGGTCGCGCAGCGGTACAACGTCGACCCCGCCGTCGAGGACTGGCCTGCACAGATCCAGATGGGCGCGACCATGCTGGCCGCCCGGCTCCACCGCCGCCGCAACACCCCCGGTGGCGTCGAGGCCGCAGGCGGCTTCGGCGTCGCCTACGTGCGCCGCGTCGACCCCGACGTCGCCCAGATGCTCGAACTCGGGGAGTACGCGCCCCCGGCGGTCGGCTGATGTTCGACCTCACGCCCATCAACGAGGTCGTCGAGGCCCTGCGCGACGCGGGCATCCGGGCCGACCTCGACCCCGCCAAGGTCAACCTGCCCGGCGTGTGGGTGTGGCTCGGCCCCTTCCAGGTCGACACCCTCGCCACCTACCGCAACGACCTGCGCCTGCAGCTCCTCGTCAAGGACACCCACGACCACCGGGCATTCACCCAACTCCTCGACCTCGCCCGCAAGGTGAACGCCGTCATCCCCGTCCGCACTGCCACCCCGCGACAGGTGCCCCTCCCGGACGGCAACCCGCTGCCCGCGCTGGAGGTCCCGTTCACCGTCCGCGGCGACCTCGTCCTCGACCCGCCCACCCCGTAAGGAGCCCCCACCATGACCATCAAGACCTACGACCTTGGCCCCGGCACCCTGACCCTCGGCACCGCAGACACCGCGCTCGCCGTGTCCAGTCAGGTCCGCTCGTGCAAGGTCAAGGCGTCCGAGAACGTCACCACCCGCGAGGCGATCCCCGTCCTGTCCGGGGAGGAGATCGCCGAAACGTCGTCCGAGACGTTCTCGTTCACGCTGGAGGGCAAGTTCCTCCAGGACCTCGAAGCGGGCGGCGTGGTGGACTGGTCGTGGCTCAACAAGGGCACCGCCCAGGCGTTCTCGTTCGTGCCCTCCACGGCCAAGGGCCGCGAGGTCGAGGGGTTCGTTAAGCCGGTCCCGCTCGACATCGGCGGCGACGTCGTCAAGCCGGGTGCGGGTGACCCGCCCGACGCCGACTTCGTGTGGCGCTGCGTCGGCGAGCCGTCGTTCGCCGCGGCCGACTGATCATGTCCGCGGAGGTCAAGGGGGCGGCGACCCTGTCCGACACCCTCGGACAGGCGGCCGCCGCCCTCCTCGACCTCGGCCCCACCTCGCAGGCCGCGGCCGACGACGTTCTCGGGTACGTCCTCCCGCCCGTCCGTACCGGCAAGTTGGCGGCCACCGTGCGAGCCGAGTCCGGCCCCCTCGGGTTCGTCCTCACCGCAGGCGGCCCGTCGGCCCCGTACGCCCCGTACGCGCACAAGCGGGACCCCTTCCTCACCAAGGCACTCGACGACCGGCGCACCGCCGTCATCGACCAGTACGCCGACCACGTGCAAGACGCGGTCGACCTCATCCAAGGAGCGTGACCATGCCCATCAAGATCGAGACCCACGACGTGGCCTTCGTCAAGGACGGCGACGTCGTCGAACACGAGATCCAGGTCTGGGGCGTCGACAAGCTGCGCGGCGAACTGGAGGCCCGCCGCCTCGGGGCCAAGGGCGTCGGCGTCGACGTCAAGGGCCGCGACAACGTCGACATCAAGGACCTCGGCGACCACCTCACCCGCGAGGCGCTCAACCTGTGGGCCGCGTGCGTGCGCCTCGGCCTCTACGAGGGCGACTCCCGCAAGTGGCGGCTGGAGGACTACGTCGCCTCCGAGAAGCAGGACACCTCCAAGGACGAGGGCGAGCCGGACCCTACCCCGTCGGCTCAGAGCACTGGTCCCGCCTGAGCCTCGCCCACGCCTACGGCGAGCCGTCGTTCTGGCTCGACCCCGACCGCTGCGACGACGGCATCGTCGCCGCCGCCCTGTCCGTCCTCGAACACATCAAGCTCGCACGAGAGGAACACCGATGAACGAAGTCGAGATCGCCATTCGCGTCGCGACCGAGGCCGCCGACGCGGCAGCCGGACTCGACGACATCGGCGTCGCCGCCAAGGACATGGCGGCCGACATCGACAAGGCAGCCGCGGCCGCCGACGGTGCGCTCGCCGCGATCGGGGAGAAGGCCGACGCCGTCGCGTCCAATGCCACCATGCTCGCCGGAGCCCTCGGCGACATCGGCGGCGGCCTCGACGCCGTCGGCCTCGGAGGCGCATCCGACGCCCTCAACAACGTCTCCACCGGCCTCATGTTCGCCGCAGGTCTGGCCGACACCTACACCGTCGCCACCCAGGGCCTCTCGATCGCCAAGATCAAGGACACCGCGGCGAGCGTCGCCAACCGCGCCGCGACCATCGCCACCACCGTCGCCCAGAAGGCCCAGATTGCCGCACAGTGGGCGCTCAACGCCGCCATGAGCGCCAACCCCATCGGGCTCATCGTCATCGCTCTGGTGGCCCTCGTGGCCGGGCTCGTGCTCGCCTACCAGAAGTCCGAGACCGTCCGCGACATCATCAACGCCGTCGGCGAGGCCGGACAGGCCGCAATCGGGTGGGTCGTCGACAAGATCAGCGACCTCACGGGGTGGCTCTCCGACGCCCTCCCGGCCGCATGGGACAAGGTCAAGGGCGTCACGGTCGGCTACTTCAACTTCGTCATGACGCCCTACAAGCTCCTGTGGAACGGGCTCCAGGACCTCGGCGGCTTCCTGCGTGACGCGCTCCCGGCCGCATGGGAGCGCACCCGCGCCGCGGCCGTCTACGTCTTCGACGTCATCACCACCCCGGTCCGCACCGTCAAGAACATCATCGGCGACATCAAGGACTTCGCCGCCGAGAAGATCCCCAACGCGCTCGGGTCCCTCCAGTCGACCGCCGTGTCCGTGTTCAACACCATCACCGCCCCCATCCGGACCGTTAAGAACCTCATCAAGGACATCAAGGACTTCATCGACAACCTCGACCTCGGCATCCTCGACGACATCGGCGGAGCCGTCGGCAACCTCCTCGGCCGCCCGACCGCCGACACCGGAGGCGTCTCCGGCCGCACCTTCACCGCCGCGGCCGCCCCCTCGGTCACCATCCCTGTCACGGTCAACGGCGCGGTCGACGCCTACTCCTCGGCGACCCAGATCACCTCGCTGGTCTCCGGTCGCCTCCGCGCCCTCGGTCTCGCCCCGGTGCCCTCATGAGCACGCCCTACCGCGTCGACATCACCATCGGACCCACGCGAGCCGGGACCACCTACTCATGGTCCGTCGACCTCGGCGACGCCCCCGTCCTGCCGGTCATCCTCGACGGGCTCCGCCTCGGCTGGCAGTTCCCCGACTCCACCCTGTGGCCGGTCCAGCCCGACCCCACCGTCGCCGCGTTCTCGATCCTCGCCGCCCAGGCGAGCGACCTCGTCGGGATCGACCGCGGAACGGCCGTCAAGGTCCGCGTCTGGGCAGGCGTCACGCTGGAGGGCGACGACTACGACACCGTCACGTTCAACGGCCGCGTCGCGACCGCTATCGGCTTCCCCCGCAAGTTCCCCGACCCCGCCGACATCGCGGCCGGAGAGCCGGACCCGACCATCCTCGACGGCTGGCAACTCGACCTCACCGCAGCCGACGCCACCGCCGACACCGGAGAGCGCGTCATCGCCGGTTACTACCAGCTCCAGGGCGTCAGCACCTGGGGCAACCTCAACGGCCGGTTCAAGCTCGCAGGGGTCGCCAACCCGGCATGGGGCAACGGCGGCGACGGATCCCCACTCCTGACCCTCAACGAGGGACTGATCGACACCACCACCCTGCGCGCCGAGGCGGAGAAGCTGCTCCGCTCCTACGCCGACGGCGGCACCATCACCGGCGACCCCACCATCCCGGCCAACCACGCCCGCTACAACGCCGAAGGATGGCGACGCGGCATCCTGCGCCCCAACCTCACCGCCACCGGCGACATCAACACCGCCACGCCGTACCGCGTCGAGTGGGTGTCCCGCCGCTACGGCCTCCTGCCCGGCATCGGCCCGGCCCTCCCCGCCGAGTTCGTCAACCTCGGCGGCGGCATCTACGGACCCCTGCTCACCCCGCCCCCGGCCTCCGTCGTCATCGGCGGCGTCACGATCCCGGTCTACGACGCCGCGATCGTCCTCGACGCCTCTACCCTCGACTACGGCGCATCGTGGGCCCGCACCAAGTACGACGACCCCAACATCGTCTCGGTCACCAACAACGCACCCGCCACCGAGTGGGACCCCGGCGACGACTGGCGAGCCGCCACCGCCACCAACCAGCGCTCCGACGAGGGACCCGTCGCCGCCGCGATCACCGACAGCCTCGTCTACGACCTCTACGCCGCCCAGAACGCCGCGGCCATGTACCTCGACGACACCGACAACGACGAGGTCGTCTGGTTCGCCTCCGGCTTCCGCTGGTACGCCTCCCGAGACCCACAGTGGCCCGTCAACCGCTCCCTGTTTCCCGACACCGAACTCTGGGGCGGCTACTCCGCGCCGGTGGTCATCACCGGCATCCCCACCACCCAGCGCCCCACCGACCGGGATTGGTACGTCGGCACCCCCCGCGCCGTCACCCTCACGTTCGAGCGCGGCGAGTTCTCGTTCGACTTCGACCTCTACCCCCGCACCCCCGGCCCCATCGGCGACCTCGGGATCGGGCTCACGTGGGACGAACTGGCGACCAAGTACCCCGCCGTCACGTGGAACCAGCTCCACACCGGCTTCGACTGGCTCGACTACCGCCTCGTCCGCTCGACCGCCTACTCCCACTGAAAGGACACCCATGCCCACTCAGAACGCGTGGGGGCTCACCCGCCCCAACGCCACCGACCCCGTCGCGAACCTCCCCGCCGCGATCAACACCCTCACCAGCGAACTCGCCCCCGGCCCCGCCAAGACCAACGTTGCATTCGCCGCAGGGTGGGGCAACAACGCCGCCCCCAACGAGGGCGTCACCTACTACCGCCACCTCGGCCGCGTCTGGCTCCAGGGTCTCGCGCTGCGCACCGGAGCCACCGCCTCCGGAACGACCCTGTTCACGATGCCCGCCAACTGCCGGCCCACCGGGCGGCTCCTCCTCCACCCGTGCGCCGACAACGGCCCGATCCCCTGCTCGGTCGACCCCACGACCGGCGTCGTGGTCGCCCTCGGAACCGTCAACAACGGGTTCTTCCTCAACTTCACCGGCCTCTCCTACCGGATCTCCTGATGAGCAGCTCACAGAACGGCTGGCCCGCTCTGCCCCCCGGCTCCCCGCTCCTGCGCCGCTGGAGGATCCCAGGCTCCCGCACCCTCACCCTGCGCAGCGGCTCCGCAGGCTTCCTCCTCGCCCACTGCGCCATGTGGTTCGACCGCAAGATCGACAACATCGACGACGGCCCCCTCGACGACTGGGGATACGCCTACCGGCCCGTCCGGGGCTACAGCTCGTCCCTGTCGAACCACGCCTCGGGGACCGCGATCGACCTCAACTCCCTCGACCACCCCCTCGGTGCCGAGGACACGTTCTCGCCCATGGAGGAACTGGCGATCCGGACCCGCGTCACCCGGTTCTACGACGGCGCGATCCGGTGGGGTGGCCAGTACCGCGGCCGCAAGGACGAGATGCACTTCGAGATCAACCGCGATCTCCGCCACGTCGAACGCATCGCCCGCGGTCTCCTCGATACCCCCAAGGGCCGCAAGATCCTCCGCGCCAACCCCGGACAGCGGACCGTCATCCTCTCCTGAAAGGACCCCTATGAAGACCTCCAACGTGGCGATCATCGCGACCGCGACCGTCGCCTCAATCGCCCTCGTCGCCGTCGTCGCCCTCGTCGCGTCGGCCCCCAAGGACTCCGACGTCGGCCTCCTAATCGGCGTGCTCATCACCGGGGCGGGCGGCATGATCACCAGCATCCTGACTCTCGGCCGGACCCAGCAGATTCAGGGCACCGTGGACGAGCTCGCCAACGGCAAGATGGACGCCAAGATCCGCGCCGGTGTCGCCGACGTCCTCGCCGACCACCTCGTCGACCCCAAGGCCCGCGCCCAGGTCGCCCAGGACCGCGAGGTCCGCGACTCCCACTGAGGCACCAGCACAACGAAACGGCGCGAGCTCACGCGAGCTCGCGCCGTTCTGTTGTGCAGCGAGACAGTCAGATCTGCACCGTCCGGCAGTCTGGACATGGCGGCAACGGCGGAGCGTGCGCCGCGTCCGTTGTCAGCAGAACCACGAGCAGCACCGCCGCGAGCAGCCCGACGAGCGCCACGATCGCCGCCGTTGCCTTGCGCATGACGTTCCCTCTCATCCGCGCCGCGCAGCGCCCTTGACCACTGCCTCACGCATCCGCTTCGCGTTGCTCCTCGTGTATGCCCGCGTCGTCTTGGGATCGGCATGCCCGAGGAGGTCCTGAACCACGGCAAGGTTCTCGGTCTCGTCCAGCCACTTCGTACCGGCTCGGTGCCGCAGCTTGTGCATCGTGTAGTCCTCGGGAAGGAGCCGCGAGATCAGCGTCCCGACCCATCTCGGCGACAGGTGGCCGTGATCGTTGCCGGGGAACGCCCATCCCGGTCCGAGGGACCGCAGCTCGCGGGCGACGTCGTCGAGTAGCGGGACGACCCGGTCCCTGCCGCCCTTGCCGTGCACGACCAGCGACCACCCGGCCAGGTCTTCGAACATGTCCCGCTCCGGCCACACCTGCGCGACCTCGGCCCGGCGCATCCCGTGCTCGCCGGCCAACCGCACCATCAGCCGCTCTCGCGGCGTTGCCTCGAGGAGTGCTCGGTCCCAGTGGCGATCGGGCAGCGGCCGCGGCAACGGCTCCGGGATCTCGCCCGGTGGCACGTCGTGAGCCGGAGACACCGCGACGTGTCCCTCGCGTACCGCCCACGCGTAGAACGCCCGATAGGTCGTCCGGCGAGCCCGGTACGTGTTCGCCGCCCACGGCCGCCCCGAGAACCACGCAATCAGGTGCTCCCCGGTCACGTCCCACGGCCCGCACCCGATCGACTTCGCGAGCAACCGGAGGTGATCGGTCCGAGTCCGGATCGTCGTCTCCGGTGCTGGACGTCGCCCATGCGCCCCCGCCCGTGCATCCTCTTCCCACGACTTGATTGCCACGCGCCAATCCCAGGCGTCCCGAGCAGTGATCATGGGTGTCGATGTACCGGAGGGGACCAACGTCCCCGCAGTCACGACGCGAGCGCCTTGATCCGCTTGTTGTAGTACTGTTCCGCGGCCTGCCGCGTCTTGCCGGTGTCGCGGCCGATCTCGGTCCACGAGAAGCCGTAGCGCTCCCGCATCGCCGCAACGGCGCGAGCCTCGATCTCCTCCAGCTCCTTGCGGACCTCGACGAGGAGGGCGAGGTCGGCCGTGTCGCCGTCGGCCACCCGTTCCCCGGCCCGACGGATGATTCGGCGAGCGAACTTCATGAACTCGTCGGTGTCGTACTCGCGCCGACGTCGGCGGCGGCTCATGCGACCACCCGATCGGAAGGAGCGCACACCCCGCAGGCGTGGCGCTCGCCGCTCTCGTCGATGACCACCCAGCCGACCGGCATGTCGCCGTCCGCGGATAGCACCTCGACCCCGCAATCGCCGTCGCAGATCCACGCTGCGAGAAGGACTTCCATGAACGTCATGCCGCCAACCCCCACGCGCTACGGTTCCGGCGATTCACTGTCAGGAGGTCATTGACACCGGATCCGCACCAGTCGCACAGTCCGTCGCGCTCGGTCGCAGGGGCCAAGCCGCACCGGCGGCACACACCCGAAAACTCCAGATCAGAAGGTTTGGGGTTCGAATCCCTACAGGCGCGCAGCGCAGCAACGATGAGGCCCTCGGCGGAAACGCCGAGGGCTTCTGCCATTTCGGTGAACTCGTCGACCGTGATGTCGACGTTCGCGGTCGGACTGATCCGAACGCTCATCCAGCGGCTGTTCTTTCCCATCCGCTCCGCCAACTGCGCGTGTGACACGCCTTGGCGGCCGCACATCGCGCGGATCTCGGCCGCGAGGGCGTGGGAGACCCGCTCCATTGCCTGAATAGTCATGCGCTGAGCGTAAGGGTTCTCGCCTCCCTTGTCAGTCACTACGGCAAGGCGACACGCCGAGCGTGCCTTGAATGCGGAGAAACGTTCCGCTGAGCGTAGAAGATCTCCGGCATGGCAGATCACTATGAGAAGTCCGTCGACTACCTCGCGGAACTCGACCTCATCCGCTCGGAGATCGACCGGCTCTACGCGGAGCCGTCGAACGTCCCCGGCCCCAACGGTTGGGTCCGCCCGCCCGCGATCCGCAAGCAGCTCGGCTCCCTGCACTCGCGACAGGGCATCGTCATGAAGCTCGCCGAGATCCACGCGACCCTGTCGGTTCGGCAGGCGATCCAGGACCACGGGATCACGGCATGAACCGCCCGTCTTTCTACTGGTGGGACGACGCCGTCGAGGTCGCTCGGCAGATCGCCGCGCAGACCGGCGTCCGGCAGCGGGTGAGCAAGACCGCGAACGCGTCGAACCCGTGGCGCGTTACCCCGGCGATCCTGCGCGTGGTGGCGTGATGCCAAAGAAGCTCCTGATCGTCCCGAACTACGCGACTGCCCGCGCTCTGCCGGGCGTCCGCGTCGACCGACGCAACGGCGTCGGTCGCTACATCACGGAGGACGGCTACCTCGTCCTGTCGACCCGGAGCATCCGGGGCGGCGCGCTCCGTGGCTACGCCCTCACGGTCGTGGTCTTGCACCTCACGATGCCCGCGCTCACCGCGGCCGACTGGCGCGAGATCATCCCCGCGCTCAATGCCGGAGTGGGTGCCTGACCGTGTCCACCGCCACCCGTTCGCGCCTCCCGCTCGTCACCGACGAGCCCGCGGTCCTGACATGGATGATCGCCCTCGCGCCACAGCGCCGGGCGGAGCCTGTCGGCCGCCACTGGTGGCGCGAACTGGTGACCGAGGCATGGTCTGCCGCCCTTCATGCGTGGTGGCTGGAGCGCGAGGCCGCCGCGATCGGCTACGCCACCGAGCAGGCCGAGTTCGAGGCCCAGCACCCCCGTCCCCGCCTGCGCGACTTCATGGTCCACCTGTCGCACGGCCGCATCGCCCCGGAGACGATCCTGTGAACTGGCGCGACTCCGCCGCGTGCGCGGACCTCCCTGCCCAGGCGATCGACCGCCTGTTCTTCCCGACCCCCGACCGCTACGCCGCAGTCGAGGCCGAAGCCAAGGCGGTATGCCGTGGCTGCCTCGTCCGCTCCGAGTGCCAGTCCGAGGGCGACGAACTGGAGACCTCCAAGTCCTTCCTGCACACGTTCGGAATCCGTGCCGGAGAAGGCCCGACCGAGCGCCTGACCCGCCGCGCCAAGGAGCCCGCCCATGTCTGACCCGATCCTCTCGGCGAACCTCCTCGTCAACCGCTCGCCGGCCAAGGTCAAGACGGCTGCCCGAAGGCACCTCGCCGACCGTCCCCTCGTGGGTGCGTTCCAAGAGGCAGGCGGCTACGTGCCGCAGCTCCGCGCCCTCGCCAAGGCCCTCGGCTACGACACGCCGATCGTTGCACGCAAGCGCGCCGGACACGGGCTGAACTCCAACGTCCTCATGATCCGCGCCGACGTCCCCGTCTACGCCCAGGGCGTCGCCAAGGTCCGCGTGCCATGGGTCGGCCCGCGTTTGCGGATTCAGTGGCCCGGCCGAGCGTTCCCATGGGCCGACATCGACCTCGACGACCGCCGCATCCTCGTCGTGAACGTCCACATGCCCACCGAGGGTCGCGGCATCAACCGTCTCGCGTGGATCGCCTGCAAGCGCAGGCTCCGCAAGCTCGTGCACAACCAGCACACCCAGGACCGCGGCTTCGTCCTCGTCGGCGACTGGAACAACCGCCGCGACGACCACGGCCCGCAGAGCATCCAGCGCTTCGCCGACAGCCTCGACGCCCACGTCGTGCGCGGCGGCTCGCCCATCGACTACGCCGTCGTATCGCGAGGTCTCGACCTCCGCGGCGTGCGCGGTCCTGCCCGAGGCAGTGACCACCCCTCAACCACCTACCGCATCAACGGAGCCGCCACTGCCTGAACCCAGCACCACCCCGGAGGAGCAGGAAAGCGCGACCGGGGGAGCCCGCAAGGGGTCGACCAATCTCAGCGGCACCGAACCGGCTATCCGGGCGGAACCTGACCAGTGAGACCGCCACGCCGAGGGAAACGCTCGACGCGAAACGGTGCGCGTCGTCTGTGACCACATGCCGTCTGCAGCGGAGGGGCCACAGGCAGTCAGTCCTCTCGCCTCGCGATGGAGGACCAACCCGGCATGCCCGGAAACTGCGCAACCGAGTCCTAGGGGGACTCAGGGGGAGGTCGCGAGTGCCGCGCCCGTACGGGCGTCCACTCCAGCCCTGGCGAGAACCCGCAAGCACCAGCAAGCACCGATTGGAGGAGATCACCAACCATGCAGACCGCCACCCCAGCCGACCTCGACCACCTGACCGCCCTCGTCTACTCGATCCGCACCGACTGGGAGCAGTGGCTCATCCGATCGGTACTCGCCGCGCACTGCGACCGGGTCGCCCTCGCCGACCTCGCCGAGGCCGCCGTCCGCTGCGCACGTGACTCGCAGCTCCACACCCCGAAGGCGATCACCTTCCGCGGCAAGCACTGGCAGGGACTGGAGACCGCGCCGCCCGAGATCACGGGCGGGCCACGCTGCACCACGTGCGGCAAGATCGAGGCCCGCTGCCTGACCGAGCGCCCCGGCCCCGACGACCACGAGTTCGAGCCGGTCCGATGAAGCGTCCCAAGTGGGGCGGCCGCCGGGCCCAGGCGTGGACCCGCGAGGTGCTGGCCCGAGGTGGGCTGGTGTGCACCCTCAACCTGCCCGGCTGCACCACCGTCGCGACGACCGGCGACCACATCGTCCCCCGTTCGGTCGACCCAGCACGCGAGTACGACGTCACCAACGGACGTCCGGCCTGCCTCCACTGCAACTCCTCGCGCAACGACGGCAAGCGCGACGCGCCGGTCGTCGTCGACGAGCGCGCGTTCTTTGAGAGCGGCCGTGAGCCCGGAAGG